CCCACTGAGGTCGAGGTCCTCTTCGTGCTTGATGTCGCCAAGCTTCTCTGCCGTCATGCTCATAGCGCGTCCTCGATGTCCTGAAGGTAGTCGACGTCCCGAGTCCGGAGTGCGGCTCGTTCCCTCTTCTCCTTCTGCTTGTTCTTCATCAGCTCCCTCTTCGAGGTATTGCGATCGTCCTCGTCGAAGCGCCGCGATGCCGTGTTGGAGTAGTCGCTCTTAGACACCTCACTCGAGCCCCAGAGTCGGGAACGCCTCGGCGACGATCTCCTTGGTGATGTTCTTCCAGGGCACCCGTTTGTCCTTCATCAAGATCAGCATCTTGGCGTCACCGGGATCCACCGTCTCCAGCATCTCGATGAACATCTGCTCGCGCTTGAACTGCTTGAGGTTGGGTGCTCCCCCTTCGACGAAGTACACCAGCTTACGAGCGTCGTGGATCAGTACGTTCTGCTGGTCCACGAGGTCGTTGGGCTTGTACGGCACGTCGCCCTCCGGAAGCAGGAACTTGATCCTGTCGTCGAAGAAGCCCTGTAGGACCGTCCTAACAGGGAAGATGTCGTTGGCCTGCAGCTCAGCAACGATCTTAGCCTTGTTCTTGATACGGTTGATCTTGTTGATCCGCTCGAGGCGTTCCGATATCGATTCCACGTATGCCACGTCCTACTCCTTGACGACGACTACAGCGTTGAACGGCACGTCCTGCAGATCATGCAGCCCGCCCTGGTATACCGTGGTATACGTGTTCTCGCTGCCAGCGTACGCGTACTCGTCGAACCAACCCGTATCGATGGTTTTGGCTTCCTTGTCGACAGCCAGTACCGTCATCTTCGGTGAACCACCCTTCAATCGTACCACGTCTCCTACCTTGAATGCCATCACTCTCTCCTCTAGAAGTCCGACACAGCTTGCGTCAGGTTGCGCAGGTTCTTACTCATGAAGTACGGGAGGAGCTTCTCCCGACCCTTACCCGCTTGGGTCTCGTACGACTCGATGATCCTTGCTTCCAGTTCCGGTGGTACCAGAGACAGGTCGATGAGCCGCTTGTTCCTGAGGTAGTTAGCGTACACCCCGCTGCTGAATTCCGAGGACGCTGCTGCTACCAGCTTCTTGAGGTCGAACGTAGCCCTGATCGAGTCGATACGCTTCTGAGTCAACGGCTTCTGCTTCTTCGAGGCGTCGACGAACGTGTCGTCGTCCGAGAGGACGTTGGGGATGCCGTCGCCGACGTCCCCCCTCATCACGTGCTCGAATAGGTACTTGCCGGGATCCCTGTCGGTCACCCACTTCTTATGTATCGGGTCGTACTGCTTGACCGTCGGGTCCGTCTGCAGCTGGATGAAGTCGTGATCACCCGACAGGATCAGGATCCTCTCGCTGCGGCCGAGGACGGAACCCATGTCCCAGTGCACCAGCGCCGCGATGACGTCGTCGGCTTCGGCACCGTCTACGTCTATGACTCGGTACGGCAGGAACGCCTTCACCTCGGCCTTGATGGTGTCCATGTACCCGAACACCTGCTTCCAGTCGAGGATGGACTTGTCCTGGTGCTTCTTCCTCGACGCCTTGTAGTAAGGGAACTCCCGCTTACGCCAGTAGTTGCGTGAGTCGCACGCGATGACCATCTCACCGTACTCTGCTCCGAACTTGACCCTGTACCCACGAAGGGAGTTAAGGATCGTGTGACGGACCATGGACTCCTCGAGGTGAGCCGATTCCGATCCCGATCCCCGACCCATCTGCATGACGATGTTCGATATCATCGTCTGAGTGAAGTCCACTACGATCATTGGAAAGACCACCAGAAGAGACCGATCAGGAACGCTAGCGACGTAGCCCCGATGACGATGAGGCAGGTCTTGCATTGATCTTCGAGTTCGTTCATGCTAGCATCCTACCACTACTTAGGCAGCCTGTACATCTAGTACTCGTAGTCGTGACACACCACGGTCGAACCGACGTTGCAGAACCTGAAGTCGTAGGTCTGCGTCGTGGAGGGTAGTGAGTCTATGACTGCCTGTCTACGGTCTGGCTTGACGTAGAACAAGAGGAAACCGCCACCGCCAGCACCCAGGATCTTTCCTGATACGGCTCCGGCTCGCAGAGCTGCCTCGTGGATGCCGTCGAAGTACGAAGAGGTGACACCGACGACTGTCTTCTTGATCTGCCAGGACTCACGCATCAGCTCACCGATGCCGTCGACGCACCCGTTCTTGAGGTTGTTGAATGCGATGTAAGCTAGCTCCTTGTTGGCACGTACGAGGTCGAACTTCTTCTTGTCCGACATAGCCCTCTGCTGCTTCTGGAGGATGCCGTTGGCATCCCTACCCACGCCGGAATAGACCAGGAGCAGGTTTTGTTCCAGCTCCTTCTGTACGTCGTACCACGGCGTATGAGACTGCACTCGAACCGTACCGTCGGTCTCGAACTCGAAGAGGTTGAACCCCCCGTACGTTGCAGCGTACTGGTCCTGCTTACCGACGGGGAAACCGCACTTCTCCATCTCTATCGTACACGCCGCTTCAGCCAGCTCCCTACGGAGGCTGAACTTAAGGTGTCCTTCGTGCGGCATCTTCTCCAGGGCCAGCGCTGCTTTGATCATCCCGACGGTAAACGCCGACGACGAGCCGAGGCCGGAACCCTTAGCCAAGACGTCGGACACCGATGCTATGGTAACGTCTCGTGTTAAACCGAATTCCCGTAACACCTCACGAGCTATGTCGTGGTGCATCTCGTCCAGCTCGGTGACAGCTTCTACGGTGTCAGTCATCGTCCGTATACCGAGGTTAGGCGTTTTATGCAGCACCACGTATATGAACTTGTTTATAGTTGCCGAGAACGCAGCACCCGGTTCCTTGGTGTAGAATGCAGGAAGATCGGATCCACCAGAGAAGAACGGGATACGTAGGGGTGTGCGAGTGACTATCATCCATGGATCCAGTTCATGAGCCACTGCATCACCAACGAGAATAGACCGACGATTACCGGTAACGCGATGATGAACACTATGTCGTTACGTAGCTTCTTCTTCACGCGTCGTACTTCAGCTTGAAGTGGGTACGGATGATAGCGTACGCGTATGGCCAATCCAGATCCTGTACGTCCTTGATCAGCTGATCGAACGGTACCAGGAACGGGTGATCCGGTTCGGTCGCGACCCTCCATGCAGCCCATGCGTCGTGCACGTCCTTAGTGTTCGTGTCAGCTCCCGTAGTCAGTACCAGGAGAGTGTAGAAACGAAGCAGGTCGGTGTCGCATCCCTTCATGCACTCGTGCTCCTTGAGGAGCTCTATGACTTCGTCGACGTAGCTCATGTCTGGTATACCCATTCCTGCTTGACGACGTTCCGGGACTCAGGCGTGGGGTACTGCTGGATCAGCTCCTGAAGCAGCGAGGTCCAAACGTGCTCGGCTTTATCGGTGTTGTATCGAGCGTCGACGTACGTCTTGTTGAAGATCATCCGATCCAGGAGGTTGGACTCCCTGGTAGCCCTGACGGTAGCTATAGCCAGACCAAGGACTTGCATGAATCTGTTAGCGTGCAGGTTCACGTCGTGTGTACCGTCGTACATGAAGTTCAGGCCACCAGTGGTATCCGGTAGGGCACCGTAGTTCGGATGCACGCACAGCATACCAGCCGACATAGCCTCGAGGATGGACCTGCATGCGGTTTCCTCCCAGATGGAAGGGTACGCACAGACGTGGTACTTCGGCAGCAGGGAACGCAGCTCGTTGAACTCAGTGAAGCCATGGTACGTTATCTGGGGATGCGCTACGCACTTATCGAACACCGTTTTGTACGGTTGGTCCCTGTCTTCCATCCCGTACATCTTGAACGACGAGTGCACGTGAAGGTGGATCTGCTTGTCCATGGACGCCAGGTGCTCGAACACCGGTACCAGCAGCTCCAACCCGCGGTGCGGCGTGGTGATGTAAGCGATATGAACGGTGTGAGTATCCCCATCGAACCCAGCATACTTCTGTCTGACGTCCTCTACCGTACCGACCGGAGCAAGTCGGTTCTCGATGACAGCCGAGTTGAAGTCGTACGGGACGTTCAGGATCGTCCTGAACTGCTGGTACTGCCAGTTACTGATGAAGACCAGCTTATG